GAAGGTAGCACAGAGCACTGGTCAGATTTTACAGAATATTGTGGCATAGTAAATAAAGATGTTGTTTTAAACACAGATGGCACAATTAAAATGGGTGTAATGTTTGAAGGTTGGACACCTAAAAAATATTTTCATTCTATAATTAGTCAGTTTCATGAGCATAGATTTGGTGAATATTTAGCGGGATTTGGTGCAAGAGTGAGTGATTGGGATCAAATATTAACAAGTGATAGAGTGCATGAAGAGAATCTTGTTTTTAAAAATGACAAACAATTAGATTATCCAAAACAATTTCATTTTAATACTTTCAAGCTAAATGAGTATCTTTCTAAAATATGTAAAGAACGTAACATTGAGATAATAGATGATGAGATTACAGAAATAATAGTAGAGGGTGAAAATATTAAAAACATTGTTGGTGAGAAAGCAAGTTACTCATCTGATTTTTACATAGACTGTACAGGTTTTAAAAAATTATTAATTTCAAAACTAGGAGCAGAGTGGCAATCCTTCTCACAATATTTAAAATTAAACGAAGCTATTGCTTTTCAAACAGAAGACACCGATAATTATAACACTTATACGTTAGCAAAATGCATGGACTATGGATGGATGTGGAGAATACCTGTGTATGGTAGGTGGGGCAACGGTTACGTTTTTAATAATAATTACATAAATAAAGATCAAGCTAAACGAGAGGTAGAAAAGAAATTAGGTTATGAGATAGAGATTGCGAGAAACATACAGTTTGATCCAGGTAAATTAGATAAAAGCTGGATAGGTAATTGTTGTGCCATCGGTTTAAGTTCTAATTTTGTTGAGCCTTTAGAAGCAACGTCAATAGGCACGGCCATTGCACAAGCGTTTTTGTTAAAAGACTACATATTTAATTATAAACAAGAGGACGTAAATGATTATAATCACAAACTAGATTTAATAATGGAAAACGTTAGAGATTTTATAGCGCTGCATTATATGATTGAAAAAGAAGATACTCCGTTTTGGAAAGACAATAAAAATAATCCAATGCCAGACACTTTGATATACAATTTAAAAAAATGGAAAGATAAATTACCAAAGACAGAAGATTTTAAATCTACAGAATATTTACTTTTCAAAGAACAAAATTTTACTAGCGTGCTTCACGGGTTAGGCTTTTACAAAGGCAATGAGAATATTGATAAAGAGTTTGATAGTTTTCCCAAGGACCTAAGAGACAGAATAAAAGAAATATTAAATCAATATGATATTGGATTTGATGCAACACCAAAAGTGCCACATAAAAAATTTTTAAAAAGTTTATATGAAAATAAGTAAAATAGAGACATTTGCGACGTCTATACAAAAGTTTTACCTTAGTGATGAAGAGATAAAACCTTTGTTAGATGAAATAACTAATAAGAAAGAAGATATTAAAAATACAAGTTATTTTTATAATATGAAGAATGAGGATTATGGTAAAGAATATTACACAGACTTTAATAATTCTATTAAGCTTTTTGAATATGAAAAACTTATGTTCATGATTGGTAATTTTTATCAAAATAAACTTTTTAAAGTTTTAAACTATTGGTCAGCTCTTTATTATGAAAACAGTTGGCACGAAACTCATGCACATAGTGATCCTAGATTTAATTTTTCTAGTATTTTATATCTAACAAATAATACAGGAGGAACTACTTTCTACTCACCCAATCTGACGTCAGAAACGGAAACACATTTTGAAGCATCAGAAGTTGGTAAGCTTGTAATCTTCCCGGCATCTTTGTTTCATAGTGTTTATCATAAGGATAATTCTGAAAGAATAATAATATCATCTAATATATCTATCATATGACAAAAATATTTATTGGCACTCCTTGTTATGGGGGCATGATTACAGCAGACTATTTTAAAAGTTGCATGCAACTTGTGGCTTTAGCTGCATCTAAAAAAATAGAATTACAATTTGGAACTATTGGAAATGAGTCACTAATAACCAGAGCTAGAAATACTTTAGTGCAACTGTTTATGGATGGTGACTATACACATCTTTTGTTTATAGATTCTGACATAGCTTTTAATCCTGAAACTGTTATTAGAATGTTAGATTACGATAAGGATGTTGTAACAGGTATATATCCTAGAAAGACAATAGATTGGATTAAAGTTAAAAAAAGACTTAAAGAAAATCCAGATATATCTGAAGACGAATTATTAGCCGCCTCTTTGCAGTATAATTTAAATGTAAAAGATCCAGAAAAAATATTGTTAGAAAAAGGTTTTATAGAGGTAATGGACGGTCCTACTGGTTTTATGTTAATTAAAAGGGACGTATTTGTAAGAATGGCGAAGGTATACCCAGAATTAAAGTTTGTGCCTGATCAACATATTAATCAATCTCATGATAAAGAATTCGATTATCACAAAACCTCTGATTGGAATTATACTTTTTTTGACACCATGATAGAGCCACAAACAAAAAGATATCTATCAGAAGACTATGCTTTTTGCCGTTTATGGCAGAACATGGGAGGTAAAATATATGCAGATATTAAGAGTGGTATGACCCATTACGGAAACTACGCATTTAGGGGTAATGTAGGAACTCAATTCTTGCCTCATAACAATAAGTAATTTATTATTAAACCATGCAATTAGTTGACTTAAAGTTTCGCCCTGGCATTGACAAACAAGATACTGCTTATTCTGCTGGTGATCAACGTAAATATGTGGATTCTGACTTTGTAAGATTTCACTATGGTAAGCCAGAAAGATGGGGCGGATGGGCAAATTTACCTAATCCAAATGTGACTGTGGTCGGTGCCGTTAGAGATACACACTCCTGGATAGGATTAGATGGCACAAGATATTTGGCTTTAGGCTCAGACAGAAAATTATATATTTTTTCTGAAGGTAAAGTATACGACATTACACCTATAAGAAGAACTGCTAGCCTTACAAATCCTTTTGCAACATCGAGTGGCTCCGCAACAGTTACAGTTACTGACGCCGGTCATCAAGCTGAGGTTGGGGCTTTTGTAACTTTTGATAATGGCTCAGCTACAAATGTAGTTGATGGTATAGATTTTAACAATGAGTTTGAAATTTTAACTGTTCCATCGAGCAATACTTACACAATAAATGCAGGGACTAATGCATCAGGCACAACAGCTGCAGGAGGTGGCTCTACAGATGCAAGCTACCAAATTAATACAGGTCCAACATCCTCTACATATGGATATGGTTGGGGCACAGAAACTTGGGGAGCTAGCACTTGGGATGAACCAAGATCCTCTTCTAATGTTGTTGTAGAGGGTAGGAACTGGTCACTTGATAATTTTGGTGAGGATTTAATTGCAACAGTTTTAAATGGTGGCACGTTTATTTGGGATACATCTGGAGGTTTAGCTACTAGAGCAACAGCACTATCTAATGCTCCTACAGCATCTAGGTTTAGTCTCGTGTCTACTGACACAAGGCATTTATTAATATTTGGCACTGAAACAACTATTGGCAATGCTGCTACACAAGATGATTTATTATTTAGATTTTCAGACAGAGAAGATGCAACAGATTACACTCCTGTTGCCACAAATGAAGCCGGGTCATTAAGAATAACAGATGGATCTAGAATAGTTGGCGCTGTTAAATCTACGGGTCAAATACTAGTTTGGACAGACACCTCATTACACGGTATTCAATTTGTTGGCACTCCTTTTACATTTGGTCTAAGACAGCTTGGCGCAAACGCTGGTTTAATTGCTCAACATGCAGCCATAGAAGTAAATGGTAAGGCTTATTGGATGTCTGATAATGCTTTTTATTTATACGATGGTGTTGTCAAAAAAATGCCATGTTCAGTGCAAGATTATGTATTTGATGATTTAAGTTACACAAATAAAAATGATATTGCAGTTGGTTTAAATACAGCTTTTAACGAAATAATTTGGTATTATCCCTCAGCTAACGCTACACAAATAGACAGAGCTGTTGCTTACAATTATTTAGAAGGCACTTGGTACACAATAAATCTTGCAAGAACTACATGGTTAGGTGCATATGTGTATGAAAAACCAATAGCAACAGAATATAGTTCGTCTGCAACTGCAAATGCCTCAACTATACTTGGTTTAACTGCCGGAGCTTCTTCAATATTTGAACATGAGTCTGGTAATAATCAAGCGGACGGCACTGCGATTACAGCTTTCTTAGAGACAGGTTCCGTAGAGATAGCAGACGGTGACCAACTTATGTCAGTAAGTAAATTAGTGCCTGATTTTGATAATCTTACAAACACTATGACAGCCAGGTTGACACTTGAACAATACCCTCAATCAACAGCAAACGTGCAGACTACCGGATCTATAACTAGCACTACTGAAAAAATAAGTGTACGAGGAAGAGGTAGAGCTGTTAAAATTAGATACACAACAAACACTGTAGATGATACAGCATGGAGACTTGGTTCACAAAAATTAGAGATAAGACCAGATGGAAGAAGATAATGGCTAAAATTAATATAACTAGATTACCAAACGCTACACAAGAATACGATCCTGGTCAGTTTGACCAAATGATAAGATTATTAGAACAAATAGTATTTTTGTTAAATACAAACTTTCAACAAGATATAAAAGAAGAACAAGAACAGGAGACATTTTTCCTTGGCTAATACATTCAAAGGACCAATGTTAGATGTCACCACGACAGATCTAACAACTTTAATAACTGTGCCGACAGCTAATCCAGGTGCAACACCTCCTGTTATGCCAACAACAGTGATTATAAAATCTTTTATTGTTTGTAATGACTCCGGTAGCGCTACACTTCTTGATGTGCAAACTGTAAGAAGTTCCGCTACGTTTAAACAGTTTCATCAAAA